TCGTGCTGTATGCCCTCGATTGACTTGCTTAGTTGCTTTGATCCTTCACGGGCGGAGTCTAGGCTCCCTGCGAGGGCTTTGGTGCCCTCTGTTATTCCGAATGGGTCTGGCATGAATCATTTGAGTGTGTGGTTGGTGATGAATCCAATGAGGGCGGAGACGGCGGAGACCACCATCATGCCCATCCAAAACCCGCCACGGCCCTTGTTGGCGAGCTCTAGGAGCTGCTCCATACCTTTTTCCAGCTTGTCTACCTTGTCAGATAGTGACTCTACTGTTGCTACTAGCTTGCCGTACTTGTACGGATCTGGGAACTGCTCGTGTGAATTTAAGTCCATATTTACCCTACCAAAGCCTTTACTTCATCTTCGGAAAGACCAAGTGCGGCTAGTTTAGCTAGTGCAGAAGCCTTTGCAGTTATTGGGGCTTGAATTGCATCAATGATTGCTTGTTTCTTAACTTCATTAACAACAACTTTTCCATCTATTAATTCCCAAGCATTGAAGTATTCGTTGTCTGTAGGAAGTTCTGAATCATCAACAATAATTGCACCAGCAGGACAGTCTTTAGCTAATACTTGTTCAATAGGCAGTTCGCCAGTAGGTACTGTGACTGCTACATTACCTTTTTTAGTTGTATGAATTATTACTTGTGCCATGATTTATCCTTTAAGAACTAAAAACTGTGCAACCAATAATTGGCAAATCAGTTTGAGTATTTGTATTTGCACCATAAGTAAAAAAAGTAAATGAACTTGTTAATTGGCTACTTAAAATAGCAACATAATTATTTGCAGTTCCAGGTTTTGTGCTTGCTTGTAAATTAGCAACATAAGTCGAAATTGGCATAGCAGTTGTAAAATTTACTGTGTAATTTCCTGTTCCATTATAAGTAACAGAACTAACATTAAAAGAACTATTAATTGTTGTAGAACCTACACCATTAAAATTTACCCATGCTTTAGCAATACCAGTCATGCCGTTCTGAGTGGCAAGAACTCCGCTAGGTGCGTTTAAAGTTCCCACAGTTGCAGTAGTAATTGTTCCTGTAGCAATAGTGCCACCAGCTACTAAACCAGCTTTTGCTTGGGTAGTTGCATCAGGAAAAGTTACTCCAGCACTTCCGTCAATTATTGTGGTCATACTTGCTCCATTCTTTCAATCATCTTATCCATCCAAGTCTTACGAGTGAATAAGTCATAGAACATATAAGAGAAGGTTACAACTGCAAGGGTAATTATTATTGTGGTCATAATGTCACTCCTTCTAATTGCAAGGCATCAGCTTGCTTTCTTAGCTTTTCTGAAATCTCACTCATTATTTTTCCATCTTCATCATTTACAGAGCTAAAGTTATCTAGCCAATCAGCTAGTTCATAAGCGTTCATAATGTTACCTCTGCTGGTTGTGGTGTATTGCCTTCAGCTACCCATTTTAGGTAGGCTTGGTAGTCTGTGTTGTCAGGGTCGAATGGAACAGTTGCGTTATCAGCTATACGCAAAATTACTTTGTCACTTACTTTATTATCTATAATATTGAATATGTATTTATACATTTTATAACTCCGAAACAAATTGCATATTTGCACTTGTTGTGCCTGACCATAATATGTTGCTATATCCAGCAGATGATGTTTGGGTTGTGAGTATAGAAGCAGAGTTAGGATTACTTGCATTAATACTTACGGCAGATGTTGTTCCTTGACCGCCTGAATATAAATTATTCCAATTTGAAGCAGTAACGCTGTTTAAAGTTGGCGAACTTCGCATTTGAACTGGAAAATTAATTGTGTAATATGCACTTCCTGAATTATATTGAAATCCAGATGCAATGGCAACTTGAGTTGCAGTAGTTGACCAAACATAAGCATAGCGTTGGCAAAGAGCTAACTCTGTTCCATACTGGCGATACTCAAATCCAGTAGCACTACTTCCTACTTCTAGTTGAACACCAGTAATGTAGAAGGTTGCTCCGCTTGTTCCTACTACGGATGTTGCTCCTGTGGCTGAATAATATCCAGCACCAGCCCAAGCACCAGCAGTTCCGCTATAAGTAGAACCCATGCCTAAACCGAAAGAAATAAACATTCCTGTTCCGTTTGTAGCAAGCCAAGTTCCTGATGTATCTCCAGCAATAGTAATACTTATTGTTGTCCAAGTATTTGCTGATGAAATTGTATATGTAAAAGGATAACTTCTATTTGCTGCATTATTTAAAATAGAACCACCAAAAGTACCAGTTAAACTAGAATATACTTGAAATGACAATGTTACTGTTTTAGCGTTAGCAGTTCCCCAATTTAAATCAGCAATATTGTATCCTTCTATGCACTGGTCTATTAAAAAATAATCACTAGCACCAATAGAAGTGGCTGCTGAAGAAGTTATTCCTAAATAATTTTTAAAACCTACTGGTGGTGTTACAGATGCGGCATTTTGCTGAATTGTAAATTTGGATGCTTGACTTGCTTGATATGCCCATCTATCCAATGTATATGTTTGTGCAGCAGTAACTGAAGCAGTAACACTAGCACCAGCATTTCTTTGGTCAATAGCCATCGCACCATTTATTAGGCGATTTTTTAGGAGTGACGCATTGCCAGCACCTAGTACACCATTAGGAGTTGAAGTCGTTACTGTATCGACATTAAGATTTCCGTATGTCATTATGCTACTCCTTTAAGAGCATCTAATTCAGCCTGTAATGTTCTTAACATATTGGCTACATCAATTAGCTTTACATTAGCAAATACAGCACCTTCACCAAATTGGGTTAGCTTGTCAGCCATTTCTAATGCGTTCATGCTAATTCCTCATCTGTTGGTTTAGCTAGTGTTGGGTGTTCCCATTTAGCAATGTAATCGCCTTTGCCGTCTGAATCATCTTGAAGTGTAATTACACCGCTAGCAAAGTCAAAAGTTGCTAATTCAGGGTGTAAAGCTATGATTTTGTCGTATAAAGTCATTATGATGCCCTTACCATTGATGCTTGAAAATATGTAACAGTTTGTGCATTAGCAACATTTTGACCAATTCCAAAATATGCGTAAATTTCAATGTAATCGGTTGAACCATTTAAATTAATAAGTGCTGAACCTGACCTTTGACTTGATAAACCACTACCATCATTGGTCAATCTTTTAAATATACTGCCATTTTTATATATATCTAAAACAATTTGATTTGATGTTGTGCTTACACTTATTCCTGCTGTTACTTGATAATATCCACCTACAGTTGGAGTAAAACGACTAGAAGCATACATCCCACCAGTAGTGTCAAATTCACTTGTAGTAAATGTAATTTTTGTAAATGTTCCACTAGCTAATGTTTGTGCAACAGATTGATAATAACTAAACGCTGGCATATTACCGCTAACCATTACTGTGCCTGTTGCGGCTGGAAATGTTGCCGTATTTGTACCAGCTACGCTAGGGGATGCTAAAGTAATACTTCCACTCGTATCGCCACTGATAATTACTGAACTCATAGAATCACCCACCTTGAGCCACTAGGCACAGTCACAGACTGCCCCGTCGCTACTGTTATTGGACCGACTGACATAGAATTGTTTCCTGTTGAAATGATGTAGCTTGTGGCTACGGTTGAACTATTTGATATAATGCCGTTACTGGCAACAAGCTGACTAGACTGCAAGTCGCCAGTGGATGGCTTGTACAAATACTTTGCATTGCTTGTATAAACTGTTAGCGCTGTTCCGCTTGTTGATGTAACAAAAATTGGGTACAGGTTAGAAGCTGTAGTTGTATCATTAGCAATTGAAGAACCACCAACTGGGTTCCAAGAAGGTGATGATCCGCTATAGCCTTCAAACTGAAATGTTGTTGTGTTGTAACGCAACATACCAGTTACCGGAGAGCCGGGTTGTTGGCCCGTTGTGCCCTTGCTGATTGTCAACGCGCCGGTAGAGCTAAATGTCGAATCTAAAGTTGCTGTCAATGCGCCCGTAACGGCCACTGTGCCTGTTACGTTTAACGCGGTTCCGGTCCACGCAAAGTTAGCTGACGCACCAAAGTTACCTGCGTTGTTAAACTGTACTTGAGTTGTAGATCCTGCAGGGCCTGTGGCGGTTGCTTTGGATGCTAAAACTTGCACAACGCCTGCGTTGTCTTTATAGTAGAGTTTACCGTCGGTAATGTTGATCGCCAACTCACCATTGACGAGGTTAGTGTTAGTCGGTGCAGTAGATGCCGTTGTGCTGTAGTACAAGCTGATAGGCGTTGAGCCGGTTGCTGCCATGTTAAATATTCCTTTTTTGGTTTCTAAGTTTTAGAGCTTCTGAGATTTTTCTCTTTGTCTCTTCACTACGAGGTTTTCCAATCCAAGGCCCAACTTTTCCTGTTTTTGCCAAGGCTATTTTTTGTTTTGTTTCTTCACTATGTTGTTTGCCAAAGAAATGATTTTTTTCACCTAAATGAGCTTGTTTCATTTTTTCTTTGGTCTCTTTAGACGCTTTTGTTCCACGTTTTAGATCACCATTGTGTTTCTTTTGTTCTTCGGTATGTTTATACCCAAAAACACCGTCACCGCCAGCAGTTAAGTTATATCCGTTTGGCACCATAGTGCCGCACTGCTCAATTAACTGTTTTTCTAATTCTTTTAAATTTTCTACATTACCAATAGCTGAAGCAATATGTTCAATTACAAACGCACTTTCACCATATTTATTAATTGCTTTGGATAACAACTGACCGCAACTATTTGGCACATATTTATGTTCATACCAACGACGTTCAATATTGCGTGTCGTTATCCCAACATAACTTTTATTGTTTTCCGTATTGGTTATTCTGTAAACTAGCATATTAAAATGTCCCGCCAGAAACACCAACAAACTTGGTAGCCGTGATGGTTGTGCCGGTTATTGCGGCTGGTGTTGTTCCACCAATCGCTGGTGGGCTAGATAAATCTAATGTTCCGCCTAGTGTTAAACTACCGGAACTTGTTACTGTGCCGCTTAATGTGATTCCGCTAACTGTACCGGTGCCAGATACGCTTGTTACAGTACCAGAGCCCTTACTATTAAACGTATTCCAGTCTGTGCTTGTTAGATAACCAGATACGCTGGTTGTTGCCGCAGGCATAGCAATGGTTGGTGTTGTTCCACCAGTGCTTGTTACTGGGCTTGTTGCACCTACCGATGTTACATAAGTACCAGCGGGCTGTTTATTATTAAACGTATTCCAGTCTGTGCTTGTCAAATAACCAGACACACTGGTTGTTGCTGCAGGCATACTGATCGCCGGTGTTGTGCCACCAGATGAAACAACTGGAGATGTGCCAGTTACACTAGTTACGTAGGTGCCGGCTGGCTGCTTATTATTAAACGTTGTCCAGTCTGCTGCAGACAATGCACCACGGTTTGTTGCTGATGCCGTTGGTACGTTCAGCGTAATTACCGGTGTTGTTGTACCGGTTGCAACGCTAGAGCTTAGGTCTGTCCCCGTTGTGCCCAATGTCAACGCAGCCACTGAGGTTACCGTGCCCTGTGGGTTTGATGCCGTAGTAACGCTGGTAACCTGACCCTGCGCATTTGTAGTAATAACAGGAATTAATGTAGAGGAGCCGTAGGTTCCCGCTGTTCCTGTATTAGTAATGCTAAACTGTGTGCCAGTTAAAGTTAAACCTGTACCGGCTGTATAAGTACCAGCGCCAGAGAACTGAACCCACGTAACTGCAGTAACACCCAGTGTGCCGCCCGGATCGACCGTACAGACCCAACCGGTGTCACCGTTAATAGTTCCCTCTTCGACAAACACATACGCAGAAACTAATTGGTTCCATGTATTGGCGTCAGTAGTACGGGTCCAAGCAGTTGGACTAGACAAATATATACCGTTGTTTGCCGGCAGTGTCTGATTCTTAACCAGCACACGACTGAGTGACGTTGTAAACCCGTCAATAGTCTGCTCACCAGAGAGCGTGATGTTTGCCGTTGTGGCAACCAACACCGGAGCCTTGGTGTTTAACCCCTGCGCAATGTTGTCTACATACTGCTTGGTCGCCAGCTGTAGCGCTGTAGTTGGATCTTGTGTTACCGCAACGCTTGTCAAGCCACCTAGTGTTAAGCTCGTCGCACCTAGCGCAATATTTGTTGTACCGACAGTTAGTGAGCTGTTTGTCAGCTGACTGTTAGCAATACTGCCCAGTGTGCCACCGAGTGTCAGGCTACCAGAGCTTGTCACTGTGCCAGTA